TTGGAAGAACTTGGGAGTTGGACAGGTGAATAAATGTTGCAAGTGTCAAGCTTTTTTGTTATTCCGTGCTCTGGAATATGAGCATTGTTCCTGCTCCCGATCCTTCAGCGGCTAAACCATCCAGCGGCACATCTTATCGCTGCAACCATTTCCTAAGGAGAGAGCTTTTATGGCAGACGCACAGAATCCCACTGGTCAGGTAGCTGATCAGGCGGCACTAGACACAATCCAGAATCCAGCCCAAGGCGATGTTTATATAACTCTTGACACGGGGGACGCGTGGCAATGGACGGGCACGGTCTGGGCGGATGTGGCGGCGACGCCCGCTCCCAAGGCGGCTCCGGCGCCTGGTACGGCGGTAGCCGGGACCACCACGATTGACGCGTTGTTTACCACCATGTACGCCACGCGCTCCGGTGACTTAGGGGCGGCAACGTACCGGTGGAGTGACGCCAACACGATCCAGGCGATTTTTGCCGCTGGCACCACGCCGACGGCGGTTAACGGGAGCATGATGACGTGCAGATTCGAGGCGCGCGCTTTTGCGCCCAGCTCGATTTTGCCGTGAGGAGCTTTTTTTCTTTATGCCGCAGACAGTTAATGTACGGATGCACGCCACGATCACACTGGCCTCCAGTGACCTGTGCACGGTGAACATTGCCGGCGACACGGAGAACAGCGTGTACATGAAGAACACCGGACCCGGGAAAGTCTGGCTATCTTACGATACGACGGTGCCTGCGGCGGTTGGGAACGCGAACTGTCTGGTCCTGGCGGTGGGCGACACCTACACGCGCAACCACGTGGTGCGCAACCAGGTGCTAACGCTGAACGCTGATACGGCGAGCACGGTTTTAAGTCTTTCAACCAGTCCGTACCCATGATCGGGCTCGCCGTTTTAGCGGTAGTCTACACCAAAAGCTTTATGGCTATAGCGACAACGATTCGGCGTGCGGCTTTTAACACCAACTACATGGGTTGGGTAAATGTGAGTTTGGTCAGTGGGGCGGGCGTAAGTGCGGCGACGCCCTTAACGATTGCGGGCGACCTGGTGTTGACGCCGCAACAGGAGTTGCCCAATTTGGGCTGGAAATGCCGGATTACTTCTACGCCGCCTGGGTGCTCGCGTTTGATTATTCGTCCGGGCGATACGGTGACGGGATAGGAATGGCAAGCGCGTGGAGGATAACAAAGATCTTTATGGCGACATTAATAACGATCTTTCAGATCGCCAGAAGTGGGAAGCGCGCCAGATTTTGTGGCACCGGATGCGTGGTCAGGGTGCCGGGAGAACCAACCGGCCATGGCCCGGAGCGGCGAACGTTCACGTGCCCATTGCCGACACCATCATTGGCAAACTAAAACCATATTATGTGGTCTGGGTGTTCGGCCCTGAACTTCTGGCGAGTTTTTATTCGTTGGATACTCAGGGCGACAGCTATACGGATTCTGTAGCGCAATGGTTTGATTACCAGGTGCGGGAGCGCAGCAACTTTTCGGAGCAGACAATATGTGCGATTGACTCGTGTCTGCAGAACGGTTTTGGGGTGCTCAAGCCGTATTGGGACGCGGGGGCGGAGCGGTTGGCTTTTGCCAGTATCGACCCGTATTTCATTATTGTGCCGCCCTGGAGCACGAACGATCTGAACAAAGCGGATCGGGTTGTCCATTCGATGCAGTATTCGCGCGAGGAGTATTTAAGAGATGCGGAAAAGAAGGGATTTAACGCGGACGACAGTTTTATTGACTCGATCATGGGGGAGGGGAAACCGGACCCCAAATATGACCAGAGCCGGTACACGGCGGAGGGTTTGAGTTACAGTCGGCAAAAGGATTTGATTATCTTGTGGGAAGTGTATCTGCGCCAGACTGACGGCCAGATTCTGGTTAAGACGTTCAGTCCCCTGCAGCCGGATGAACCTGCGCGAGGTGATTTCAAGTTGCCGTACGAGCACAAGCAGGTGCCGCTGATCATGATTCCGTACGAGTTGACCGATGGCGGCTATTACTCAAGTCGCGGCGTATGCGAACTGGTGCAGATGTATGAGGCGAGCGCGTGTAAGACCTGGAATGAGAAGTTGGACTTCATGTCGATTGCGAACCGTCCGGTACTCGGCACGCAGGGTGGGAGCATCAATGCTCAAAATATCCGGTGGGAACCTGGTGCGGTTTATGACTCGGTACTGCAACTTGTCCAGCAACCGAGTCCGCCGGTTAGTTTCGATGAAGAACTCGCTAGTACACGTTCTATGGCAGAGCAACGCGTGGGCATCCCTGATTTTGGTGTTGCCGGTCCGAACCAGCCAACAGGCAATAAAACGGCAACGGAAACCAATGTCATTACAAATGTAATGCAGCAGTCCAATGATCTGCGGGCGCGGATATTGAAAGGGTCAATGACGCGAGTGTTTGAGCAATGCTGGGGATTATTGAAGCAATATGACAGGCAGAGTCTGGATTATTTCTGGCGCAAGGAACGGATCACGTTGGATGACGCGGCTTTTGACAATAAATACGTGTTGCGGCCTAACGGTTCTGTTGATGGCTATAGTCGCGAACGGGAGATCCAGAAACTGATGCAATTGCGGCAATTGAGCCAGGGTAGCCCGTGGATCAAGACGTTTGAGATTGACCGCAAGATAATCGAGCTGAGCGATGCGCAATGGGTGAGCGACATTTACGAGGAGCCGCAGGATGCGGCGGCGGATCAACAGGAACAGCAAGCGATTGAGAACTCGATCATGCTGGATGGGTTTTTGCCGCAGGTTAAGCCGAACGACGAGCATGTGGTGCATTTGACGGTCTGTGACGGGTTTATTGGTTGGAGCGCGCAACAGGGTAAACCGATTCCGCCGCCGTTAATGGGGACGTTCATGCAACATATGAGTATGCATATCCAGGCGGCGAAAGCCGACCCGCAATACTGGAAAGCACATGCTCAGCAGATTGCGCCCTTTATTGCCAAGGTAGCGCAGACGGCCAAGCAAATGCAGCAGGCGCAAAATGCTCAAGCTGCGGCTACTGGCGCACTGGCTTCTTTACGCGGCAGCGGCCGAGTGCCGGGTGAAGCGCCTGCTCTGGGAGCCGGTGGCGTGCCTCCGGTGCCTGGTGGTGCGCCGCCTCCGGCGCCGCCGATTCCGGGTCAACCGAGCGCCGGGGTACCGATGCCCAATGGCAGCGGAGGTCTGCCGGTGGAATGAATACGATCCTGAGATGGTATCTGCGCGTGGTTCTTTCCGCGCCGATTTTGCGTGCAGTGGACTGGACACCGGAGGAGCGCGCAAGTTTTGATCTTTTTTGTCGGTCAAGTTGTGGTATAAAACTTTTTGAATTTCTGCGTCAGATTGTAGCTAACACGACGTTCAACGCTGTTTACCGGCATTCGGTTTGCGCCAATGCTGAGGCACGTGGGATGCAGAATATGCTAGCTGTCTTGCACAGATTGCGTGTTTTCCCTCTACAGGAGGAGGCTTTGCAAAGCTCAAGCAATCTAGTGGAGGGCACACCGCCACAGGCCGGTTCAACCGATGACTGGTCCTGGGTGCAAGGCGGGCGTGGAGCCATCGGTTAAAAACGCTAAATGATATGCCAGAGGAAACGGCAGTAGCAGCGCCAAGTACGAGCAGTTCTTCAGAGGGAGAATCCTTTGATCACGGATCGGGGAGTGAAAGCGGTTCGGACAGGGGCAGTTCAACTGTTGAGTCTTCTGCCAATGGCAATAAAACACCCAAGTCTGTAAAGAAGCCGAGTGCTTATTTCCAGATGCGGCAAGCTCGGAAAGCTTTTAAAGCCGAACGGGAAACATTCCAGCGCGAGCGTGAAGCGTTCGCTCTGGAACGCGCCCAGGCGACTGAAGCGGCCAAGCCTAAGCCGCGCGACTATACGGTCGATGAGCTTCGACGCTATCGTCAGGACTGGGAGAACGAAGGACGTTACGATTTGGTCCAGGCGGCGGACAAGGAACTAGCGAAGATAGAAGCCGAGGAAGCAGAAGCCAAGAAAGCTTCTTCTACCACGGTGGAAATGCCGCGTCGCGGTACACCCGAGCATAAAGCGATGTGGGACAAAGCCGAGGCGGAACTAGCCAAGGCTGACCCTGAGTTTATGCGCGAGGGCACACGGCTGGACACCAAACTGCGCGAAATTATGGCTGGCGAGAATGGCGATGCTTATCGCGGCCATCCGCGCGGGATCATTGCGGCATATCATCAGGCGCGAATGGAACTACTGGAAGCGGACTTGAAGGATTCGCAGACGGAAAATTCCAAGTTAAAGGACGAACTACGGCGCTACCAGGGGTACACCAGTATCGGCGGGGGCGCTCCTGGGCGTGTGGGCAACGGCTCAAAAGTCGAGAGTATGGCAGATTTTGCTAAGCTCTCGACTAAAGACATGCGTGCACACCTGCTCAAGGGCGCTAACCGCGATGGAGCACCGTGGTTCTAGAAGAAGTAGTTAAATTATATGCCTCCTCCTGTTTATGGGGCGGTGACCACGGTCGATAAAACCAGTGAATACCGCCTTTATTTTGCGAAGAAACTATTAGAGCACCAGATTAACACTCTGCAGCTTTATCCTCTGGCTAACCAGATACCTCTGCCTGAAGGGCAGGGAGCTAAGACGATCCGTTATTTCCGTCCGCCGCCGGCATCGACGGCAAATGTCATTACGTTGACAGAAGGTCAACCGCCGAGCACGGCGCCACAGAAGCTGATCTTCGAGTTTATCACGAGGACTTTGACTCAATACGGCGGCTACGGGCAAATCAGTGACGTGGTCGATATGACTGAGTTTTTGAACACTGCTGACGCGCTCACGGTGAAGATGGGCGAGGAAGCGGCGTTGTGGTGCGACCAGTTGATTCGTGATTGCTGTATTAACGGGACCACGGAAGAACCGACCAAATTCACAAGACGCTACGCTGGTACAGCGACTGATTTCACGACGTTGAGCGCCTTAACCGGCCAGCAAGGCCGGCTCTCCACTGATGACCTGATTGATGTTTGCACCGAGCTCCGGCTTAACAAGGCGGTTGAATACGATGACAACTGTTTCGTAGCAGTGGTTAGTCCTGATCAGGAGCGCGATCTGATCGAGGAGCAGGGCAGCGCCTGGACGTACGCGAGCGCGTTCCAGAAGCCGCAAAATATTTGGAAAGGCGAGATTGGAACGTTGTTCGGGATCAAGGTGCTGAGGACGACCAATGCCTGCTATCAGACCAGCGGTGGTACGGAAGGCACCTATGTAGCGGGCGGCGCGGTGATTGCGGCTTTGGTGTTTGGCAAGGACGCGTTTGCCTGTCCGGCACTGGGCGGGGAAGGCAACCCGACTAATCCCAAGGTGTACACGATCACCGACCCGGACTCAGCCAACCCGTTCGGGCAATTTAAGACCCTCGTGTGGAAAGGTTTCTTCAACGCAGTCTGTCTCAGCACGTG